GTTTGCTGTAGGTGATTCATTTGATTGGTCAGTAATTGCAACAGGTGCTAATGCCTTCACTGTAACGGCTGCTGCAACTGGTCATACAGTTGTTGGTACTGGTGCTGTGGCAACTGTAACATCTGCCGCATGGCGTACACGTAAGACTGCTGCAGACACATTTGTGTCTTACCGTTTGTCTTAATGTAGTAAAACAGGTCAGTAGAAATGCTGGCCTGTTCTTTTTGGAGTATATTATGCCAATGTCAAAAGGTTATTCTAAGAAAACCATCGGTAAGAACATTGCCGTTGAAATGAAAGCTGGCAAACCACAAAAGCAAGCCGTTGCTATTTCATTAAGCGTGGCAAGCAAAGCGGCTAAAGCTGCTGGCAAACCAAGCAAAGCACCAATGAAAAAGAAATGATTAGATCAGCCGCAATAATTAAAGATAAAGCTCTTTCACCAGCGAAAGAGTTGCGTCAACAAAAGAAACGCTTGAAAAAGCAGGAAACCATTGAACGCAGGGCAACTAAAGTTCATCGCCCATCGCCTATTGGTTACGTTAAAGAAGTAATAAATGAAGTACCAGACATTGAATTAAATGAATTAACCCGTGATGAAATGTTGCAGCAATCTGATAAAATAGGTTTAGTTGTAAACAAGCACTGGTCAAACGCCACATTACTAAAGCATATAAATGATGCAATGGGGATTTAAATGGGATATACAAAAAGACAATTTATAAGTGCTGCGCTAGAGGAAATCGGTCTAGCATCTTATGTCTTTGATATGCAGCCAGAGCAACTTGAATCTGCCTTACGCAGACTTGATGCAATGATGGCTGACTGGAACGCTAAAGGGATAAGGCTTGCCTATCCAATACCATCCAGCCCACAAGATAGTGACCTCGATGAGGAAACTAACGTACCTGATTCAGCTTATGAAGCTATTATCTGTAGTCTAGCCATACGTCTAGCACCAAGTTATGGCAAAACAGTGATGATTGAAACTAAGACCACTGCAAAACAGGGTTATGACATATTGCTACAACGTGCAACATTCCCACTTGAACAACAACTACCAGCAACAATGCCAGCAGGTTCAGGTAACAAGCCGTGGAGAGTATATGACGATCCATTTATTAGACCGCCATACAATCCAGTTGATGCTGGCCCAGATGGCCCAATTGAATTTTAAGGATTATCATGCCAACCATTAATCAATTACCAGTTTTAAATACAATCTCAAGTGGTGACCAGTTACCTGTTTACTCACCAAACAATGGCGATGCACGTAGAACATCTATCGGTAGCTTGCTGACATACTTTCAGCAAACATTTGCATCACCTACGCTATCAACTAACTTATATGTACCAGCGACTGGTTTTAATATCACAGTCCCTACACCAGTAAGCAATGACCAGTGGATGCTATTGCAACCTGCTGGAACGCTTGCTGCTGGCACTATTACCTTACCGCTTAATACTGGCGTGCCTGATGGCACTACGGTGCTTATAACAACGACACAAGAGATTACATCATTAACCCTTGCGTTAAATGGTGCATCTGCTATTTATGGTGGCGTTGTTTCATTGGCAGCAGGTACAGCTACAGCGATTCGTTTCTATCAGCCTACCAACTCATGGTATCAAATCAATGCTGAAACAACCTATGCTGCTGGCGTACAAAACTGGATGTCAACACCATCAAGCGCAAACCTACGTGCAGCAATGACTGATGAAACTGGCACTGGCTTATTGGTATTTAACACTAGCCCTACATTGGTAACGCCAATCTTAGGCACACCAACAAGTGGCACATTGACTAATTGTACTGGTTTGCCTATTGCGACTGGCGTGTCCGGTCTTGCTGCTAATGTGGCAGCATTCTTATCTACACCATCATCAGCTAATTTAGCTGCTGCACTTACAGATGAAACAGGCACTGGTGCTAATGTATTTGCAACTGGCCCAACATTTGACAACATCAATGGTTCTGTTCAAGCATTAAGTGGTGCAGGTGCTGTTAATTTAACAACATACACAACGGCCTTTACATCAACTGCTGCAGGTAATGCTTTAACACTTGCCAATGGCGCACAAGGTCAAATTAAGAATATCGTTTATGTAGCTGAAGCGGCTGGTGGTGATACTGGTATTTTAACTCCAACTAACTTAGGTGCTGGTACAACCATTACATTCAATGCTGTTGGTGATAGTTGCCAATTGCAATACATCGGCACTGATTGGTGGGCAGTATCACTTAGAGGCGCAGTGTTAGCTTAGGAGATCATAATGCCAGCTAAAAAATCTACAGTTAATAAAGCTGGGGTTTATACTAAGCCAACCATGCGTAAAGCATTGTTTGAGAAAATTAAGGCTGGCACTGCTGGTGGTGAACCAAGCGAATGGTCTGCTAGAAAAGCACAACTTTTGGCCAGAGAATATAAAGCCAAAGGTGGCTCTTATAAGTCATAGCTGGAGTGCATCATGCGTTATATGCCGAATGGTAAGCCAAGCATCCCAGTTAGCAAACCTACTAAAAGCAGGTTATCTAAAGTCCCACTTAAGGCTAGGAAAAAATGAAACCTTCACAACAAAGTCTGAAAGATTGGGGCAAGCAAAACTGGCGTACTAAGTCAGGTAAGCCATCGTCTGAGACAGGTGAACGGTATCTACCTGAGAAAGCAATCAAAGCGTTGTCTGCTGCTGAGTATGCTGCAACAACCAAAGCCAAGCGTGAAGGCACAAAGGCTGGTAAGCAAACTGTTGCACAGCCTAAGAAGGTTGCTAAGAAAGTAGCGAGGTTCAGATGAAATCACCTGTATGGCAAACTAAAGCTGGGCAAAACCCTAAAGGTGGATTGAACGCTAAGGGCAGAGCCTCGTATAACAAAGAGACTGGTGGCAATCTAAAGCCACCTGTTAAGTCTGGTGACAATCCTCGCAGAGCATCTTTTCTAGCACGTATGGCTGGCAATGCTGGCCCTGAGTATAAAGATGGCGAACCTACTAGACTGCTGCTATCGCTAAAGGCTTGGGGCGCATCATCCAAAGCCGATGCAAAGGCTAAAGCCAAAGCAATCACCACACGCAATAAAGCTAAAAAATAATGCAAATCCCTATCTTAAATGGCATCTTTGTTGATAACACACCAGAGTTACGCACCAGTTATCCAGTTAATCTAGTACCAGTCCCTAAAGAGTCTGGCATTAGCGGTGGATTCTTACGCCCAGGCGATGGCTTAGTAGCAAATGGTACTGGCCCAGGCATTGATCGTGGTGGTATTAACTGGCAGGGTAAACTGTATCGTGTGATGGGAACTAAGCTCGTTGAGATTGACAGCGCAGGTACAGTAACCACATTGGGTGATGTTGGTGGCCCTGTCACAGAGTATGTGACATTTGATTATAGCTTTGACTTACTAGCCATTGCATCTGGTGGCCGTTTGTATTATTGGAACGGCACAACTCTTGTCCAAGTAACCGACCCAGACTTAGGGGTGGTATTGGATGTTGTATGGGTTGATGGTTATTTTATGACCACCGATGGTGAGTTCTTAATTGTTACTGAACTAAACGATCCTACACAAGTTAATCCATTGAAGTATGGTTCATCAGAAGTTGACCCAGATCCTGTGGTGGCTTTGCTAAAGCTACGCAATGAGGTCTATGCGTTAAACCGTAATACCATCGAGGTGTTTGATAACGTGGGTGGTGCATTATTCCCCTTCCAACGTGTTGATGGCGCACAGATACAAAAGGGTGTGATAGGAACATTTGCTTGCTGTGTGTTTATAGAGAACATTGCATTTTTAGGCAGTGGGCGTAATGAAGCACCAAGCATTTATGTAGGTGCAAATGCAACTGCTAATAAAGTAAGCACACAAGAGATTGATAACTTGCTTTTGGAATATACCGAACTTGAACTAGCCAAGGTTAAGTTAGAGGCTAGGAACGATAAAAACCACCAACACCTGTATGTTCATTTGCCAAACAAAACAATAGTCTTTGATGCTAGTGCGACAGCAGTACTTGGTAGCCCTGTATGGTTCACGCTAACAAGCACCATTGTAGGATTTGAACAGTATCGTGCTAGAAACATGGTATGGGCTTATGACAAGTGGTACATAGGCGATCCACAAACAAATAACATTGGTTATTTTGTGCAAGACATAGGCAGCCATTGGGGTGAGCAAGTGCGATGGGAGTTTGGCACATTGATTGTTTACAATGAGGGCAGAGGCGCATTGATGCAGCAGCTTGAACTGGTTAGCTTAACTGGCAGCATTGCACTTGGTAAAAACCCTAGAATAAGCACTAGCTACACAGTTGATGGTAAAAAATACAGCCAAGAGAAATCTATATCAGTAGGCATGGTTGGCAATACTACAAAGCGTATTTCATGGTTTCAGCAAGGCCACATGAGAAACTGGCGCATACAACGCTTTAGTGGTGACAGTGATTCCCATGTATCCTATGTAAGATTAGAAGCGCAACTAGAGCCATTGGCGTATTGATATGGCTATACAAAAGCTAAACTTAACACGAGATCAGCTTTCAAGTTTCCTGCAAAACTTTGAGCAGATAAAACAGTTTGAAAATCTGTTCGCAACGGTTGATGCTATTGGAATTACAGCAGCAGACGCTAATTATGTGTATGCTGGCCCACCTTCTGGCGCAGCCGCACAACCAGCTTTTAGACCTCTTGTTGTTGCAGACATACCTGCATTGCCTTATGTAGGCACAGTAACTGCCGTAGCACCCATCACATCAACAGGTGGTTTAAATCCTGTTATTGGTGTAACTGCATCGGCACTTACAAAAACAGATGACACAAACGTCATATTGACGTTAGGTGGCTCACCAACAACAGCATTGTTAGCACCGACATCCATCACAGTTTCATGGACTGGATTACTGGATATTAACAGAGGTGGCACAAATTCAAATGCAACGCCTACTGCTGGTGGTATATCTTATGGCAATGGAACGGCTTATGCCTTTAGCGCAGTAGGTATATCTGGTCAAGTATTAACATCATCTGGTGCTGGCGCACCTACATGGACAACACCAACTGTAGGTACAGTTACAAGCGTGGCTGCATTAACACTTGGAACTACTGGTACAGATTTAACTAGTACAGTCGCAAATCCAACAACTACACCAGTAATAACGCTTAATGTGCCAACGGCTTCAGCAACTAATCGTGGTGCTTTAAGTGCTGCAGACTGGCGATCATTCACATCAAATAAGGTACTAACATGGCTTTCGATGTAATAACACCGACTAACCTAGGACAAGCTGCTATTACAGTAGGCGTTACAACGCTTTATACTGTGCCAGCATCAACACGCACATTGCTTAAAGAATTTAGCATTGCTAATACGACTGCTGCCGCTATTAACGTGCGAGTGTTCTTAGTGCCATCAGCAGGTGTAGCAGGAACGGCTAACGCATTTTTATATGATGTGGCTGTACCTAACAACAATGCTTTGCAATATGATGGCATACAAGTAATGAACGCTGGTGATACAATTCAAATACAAGCGGCTTTAGCAGGTTTAACCATTACCGCTAGTGGCGCAGAAGCGGTTTAGATATTATTTAAGGAGCTAACATGAAAGATTTTCTAATGATGCCTAAAGGCTTTATGGGATTACCTACTGAGGAGGAGTTTGTAACCACCGCAGAAAACAAAAAGAACTTTGTAATAGCAGTACAGGATTGGAACTATGGCCCTGAAATGCCAAGCAACGATCCAAAAGAAAACAAAGAGTTTTATGCAGGATTAGCTGAAGCTATGCAATGCGATGAAAAAGACGCTAGACGTAAGCACTGCTCTAACTGTGAGTATTATGACAATAGCTTAATGACGCAGGTTAAGATTGAACGCATCCCTATGGCTGGATATGACGAGGGATATGGCTTTAGAGGTCACTGTGAGAAGTTAAACTTCATTTGCAATGATATGCGAGTATGCCAGGCTTGGGAGGATAGAGAGGATGATTGACAAAATGCGTCAGTGTGAGAAAATAAGTGCGCTGAGTTTAATGAGCAACCAGCAGCTCCCAATGCCCTATTAGGAGACATGATGCTAGTATCTGTTACAGAATCTATTACAGACGAGCATTTGCTGGAAGTGTATGCTGACCCTTATATCAATAAGATTGGTCACGATCACCGACCTGCCGCACCCATCATCCACCCTAATGTTACTTACTTGTCTGCATGGATAGGTAAAACCTTTGCTGGCGCATTTATGGTTATTAAACAAAGTGCAGTTGAGTTAGAGTTACACTCATTGCTTAAAAAATCATCAATTAAAGAATCACGCAAATTAGCTGCGAAGTGTTTGGCATGGGCTTTTGCCCATCCTATCTTGCGTGTAACTGTTTATATTATTGAAGGCTTAGAGGCTGCAAAGAACTTTGCATTGAAACTAGGCTTTAAACAAGAAGGTTGCAGACGTTGTGCGTGTGTACAAGGTGGCATAGTTAAAGACGTTTATATGCTGGGTATGACTCGGCAGGAATGGAGAACAGCATGAGTTTTGTTGGCGATTTAATTGGTGATGTAGTTGGTGGAATTACTGGTGCTAAGGCGGCTGGTAAGGCTGCTCAAGCTGGTGCTGCTACGCAAGCTGCGGCTGCACAGGCTGGTATTGATGAGCAACGTAGGCAGTTTGATAAGCTAGTCGAGCTAATGTCACCGTATGTGACTGCTGGTACTGAATCAATGGCGGCTCAAAAAGCATTGATTGGATTAGCTGGCCCAAAGGCTCAAGCTGCAGCAATAGCTCAACAAGAACAATCCCCTATATTTCAAGCACTAACACGACAAGGTGAAAGTGCTATCTTACAAAACGCATCTGCTACTGGTGGCTTGCGTGGCGGTAATGTGCAAGCAGCATTAAGTGAATTTAGACCACAAATACTTAACTCACTAATTGAACAACAATATGGCAGACTTGGTGGCTTTACTAAGCTAGGTCAAGCATCGGCAGCAGGTCAAGCTGAACAAGGTATGGCTTCAGCAGATTCAATTGCTAACCTACTTGCAAACCAAGGTGCAGCTACGGCTGGCGGTCAAATAGCTAGAGGCAATGTAAATAGACAAGCATTTGGTGATTTAATAAGCATTGGTAAGTCAGTCGCAGGTATGAAATCTGCAGGTGTTTTTTAGGAAAATTATATGGCTATAAATCCATTACAGAAACCGATTGATTATGCTGGAATGTTTCCGCAGGTAGATATTGGCAAAGGCATCGAGGAGCTTAGTGACACAATCATTAAAGCTAAAGAGGCAAACGACTTAAGAACTCAAGCAGTGCAATATAAGGTTGATTTAGAGGAAACTATAAATAACCCTACGCAAGAAAAATTTGCTCAATTTACGCTTAAATACCCAAAGCAATATCAATCAACTGAAGCTGCACGTAAGGCTTATGGTGAGGAAAAAGTTAAGAATGACTTTAATCAAGGCTTTGAGATATCAACTGCCCTAGAGAACGTCAATCCAGATGTAGCCAAAAGCAAACTGGAAATAATCATTGAAGCTAAAAAGAACTCTGGCGAATCACCACTTGTTTATCAGCAGATTTTAGATGCTATAGATCGTGGTGATACAACTTCTGCACAAGCTGGGGTTAATGCTGCATTGACAATGATTGATCCAGACCGCTTTAAGAAAACAGTTGATGCACTATTAGCAAGCAAACAAGCTCCTAGCACATTAACTGAAGCAGTTGCTAAAGCTGAGGATGCAAGAAGTAAAGCACAAATATCTGCTGCAGAGGCTATGACAGCACCTGCAAAAGCTGCTGCTGATTTAAAGTTGGCAGAGGCTACTGCTAAGGAAAAAGAAGTAAAAGCACAATTTGCAGTAGAACAAGAATTATCTGACCTTGCAACAAAAAAATGGAATGTTAAAAATTTACAAAGTGAAATTAACACTAGAGCAGCTAAACTTGGATTAGATAAACAAACGACTGCTGCAACGGTAAGCGAAAAACTTGCAAACATAAAAGCAGCAGAAAGAAACTTACCTGCTGATGTACGTACAGCAATTAACACTTCTGCTGTCATTGCCGCAACATCAAAACAATCATCTGATAGATTTAATGATTTAGCTAAACGAATAACAGCTCAAGGCGGTGGATATGGTATAGCTTCAGGTGCATCTGATTATTTAAGTAGGCTTGGTGGCTTTCAAGGTGGCATGACACAACTTAGACAAGAATATATTGCATTGCGAAATTCAGCAGCAATTAAATCTCTACCACCAGGACCAGCGACTGATCGTGATATTGCATTAGCATTAAAAGGCTTTCCAAGTGAAACTGCATCTGCTACTGACTTAGCTAATTTCCTACGTGGTATGGCTAAATTACAAGACATTGACGCATCTGTCGCTAATGCCAAAACAGACTGGCTGGCAAACAACAATGGTGTTTTAACACGTGCAAGAGATACGTTTATTGCTGGTGATTATGCAACAAAACCTAATGAATCATTTAATGACTTCACTCAAAGAGTAGTTACTGATATTAATGAACGCTATAAAGCACCTGCACAAAGGGCTACTCCAACAGGTCAACAAATTCCTAATGAGTTTGCACCAACTCCACCAGTAAATACTATTAGTCGTGCTGTTAATGACGTTAGATCAGCAGCAGATAGAATCTTAGAGGGAAGATAATGGCAACGGCTGATGATTACGCAGCATGGATTGTAAAAAATTCTGCTAAACGTGGAACGCCTGAATTTGATACGGTGGCACAGGCTTATCAGCTTGCAAAGCAAGAGGAAACAACCACCACATTTCAACAACAGGCTGCACCATTGCCGCAAGAGCCAACACTTGGTGAGCAACTCGTTGGTGCTGGTGAAACTGCGCTTACATTGCTTACAGGTGCAACTGGTGGCACGTTTGGCACTATCGTTGGCACTGGTAATGAACTAACTAAACAAATCTTATCTGGTGAATATGGCACACCACAAGCAGTTAGAGCAGTAGAGGAAGCTGCCGCAGCAGGTGGTAGAGCATTAACATACGCACCTCGCACTGAAGCTGGGCAAGAACAAGTACAGTATGTTGGTGAGAAATTAACTGAAATTTTACCACCAGTGATACCAATGATTGCTGCACCTAGAGCAGTAACACAAGCATTAAGAACAGCAGCACCTATTACACAAGCCACAGCACAGCGTGGTGTAGCCGCAGTACAGCAAGCAGGTAGGGCAACTGGTCAAGCGATTGCTAAACCAGTGCAAGCTATGGCTCAACCTATTAAAACAGCAACTATGGCAGTGCGTGAAACACTTGGCATTGAACCAACAACACCTACAGCTCCAAGAGTATCAGTAGGTGCTGCAGCCACACCAGAGGCGCAAAGGCGTGTTGCTACAGCAGAGGCATTGCCTGTTCCTGTAACACTAACTAGAGGCGCAGCAACAAGAGAAGCTGGTCAATTAGCTTTTGAAAAAGAGCAAATGAAAGGCCCACTTGGTGAGCCACTTCGATCACGTGCCGAGGAAAACAATCTACAAGCGTTGCAAAACTTTGATGCAATAGCTGAGATGACTGATGCACAGCTTATGGATATGTCTGCGACTGGCAGTTCAGTTGTTAAAGCACTTTCTGAAGGCTTGTCAAATGCTAAAGCTAAAACTAGAGTGGCTTATCAGCAAGCTAGAAAATCACCAGAGGCTAGTGTAGAAGTTGACCCAGGCATCCGTGTTGATTTTGAGATTGATGGCACACCTACTCAATTATCAGTAATTGATTATTTAAATAGCAAACCTAAAGCAGTTCCATCTGCTGCTGTCACAGATTCTGTTCGTGCTATTATGAAAAAACTTGATATTGCTACTGAAGATGCAGATGGCAATTTAGTTGCACGACCAGCAACCGTTGGTAAGATGGAGGACTTTAGGCGTGAGATTAGTGGCATAGCTAAATTTGATGATGCTGCTGGCATAAGAGATGAAACCATTGTTAAAAAATTAATTGACTTGCAGACAGAACCACTTGCTGGTGATTTATATAAGAAAGCAAGAGGATTAAGAACACAGCAAGCTAGAAAGTATGAGAATCGTGCCATCGTTGCTAGGCTAGTAAAAAACCGTAAAGGGATGGATGATCCACAAGTAGCAGCAGACCAAGTGTTTGCTAAATCTATTTTAAACTCATCACCAGAGGAGATTACTTTCTTAAAGCGTGTTCTATTAACAAGTGGTGCTGATGGAAAACAGGCCTTTAAAGAGTTACAAGGTGCGACTGTACGATATATTCGTGATGAAGCCACAAAAGGCATGGGCATGGATTCAAATGATAATCCGTTAGTATCACCTGCTAAACTTCATCAAACAATACGTGCATTAGATTCTAATGGTAGGCTTGATGTAATGCTTGGTAAACAAAACGCAGCTATTGTTCGTGATCTAAATGATACGGTTCGTTATGTATCGACTGTGCCACCAGGCACATTAGTAAACAGTTCTGGAACTGCTGGCACATTGATGGCAGCCATCGCTGAAGCTGGGGCTACTGGTGCGCTTACAGGATTGCCTGTACCAATTGCAACGGGTGTGCGTCAAATTGTTAAAATGAGAAAAGAAGGCAGAACTAAGGCGCAAATTAATGATGCACTAAACGCATTGCCATTAGCGACAATACAGGAGAATAAATAAATGTCAGTATCTGTTAATCCACCCTATCCGATATTCTCGGAAGCCGATGGTCAGCCATTAGAAAATGGTTATATCTGGATTGGTGCTGCTAACCTTGATCCACAGGCTAATCCTATTAATGTCTATTGGGATTCTTTGCTAACCATTCCTGCAGCACAACCCATCCGCACTTTAAATGGCTATGTTGTCTATCAAGGTACGCCATCACGATTTTATGTTAGCGGAAATTATAGTATCCGTGTTATGGATAAAAACGGTAGCACTATATATACATCATTGAGTGGGAATGCGTTTAGCCCTTCTGGTGCTACTGAGGTTATTATCGCAACGGCTGGGCAGACTGAATTTAATTTAAGTTTTTCTTATGCTTTTGGTAGCAATAGTTTATTCGTTTTTGTAAACGGTAGTAAACAAATAGTAACGCTAAACTATACTGAATCAACCAACGCTATTACATTTTTGACTGGCTTAAATGTTGGTGACGTAGTTCAGTTTATTGGATTTTAAAAGGGGCATTAATCATGTTAAAGACCGTATCATCAATTACCAACGCCATCGGTGCGTTAAATTACAAAGGCACATGGAATGCCTCTACCAATACACCTGCATTAGCATCTGGTGTTGGCACTAAAGGTGACTACTATGTTGTTAGCGTTGCTGGATCAACTAACCTTGATGGAATTAGCAATTGGGGTGTTGGTGATTGGGCTGCCTACAATGGCTCAGTATGGCAACGTGTAGAAGGTGGTGCAGACCTTAATGGCGTTAATCTTACATTCACAGGAACAGCATCTGGCCCAACTTATGAAACAAGCAATTTAACGACAGGCGTTACATTAACCAATAACGCTTTATCTGCTGATGGTACAGATACCAATATTGATTTATTAGCAACCCCTAAAGGCACTGGTGGTTTTGGTATTAATGGCGCACCTGCTGGCGTTGTTGCTGGTGTAGCATTTACTAGCAAGTTTTGCGTAAAAAATGAGGACAGTGCAGCAATCGGTGGGTTTGTTCAGGCTAACAATACTACTGCATCTGCTGGATCTGGTATTTTTGCTTGTCGTAGCCGTGGAACATTATCAGCACCAACAGTAGTGCAAAGTGGTGATAACCTTGCGTCATTGTTTTTCTTAGGAAACGATGGTACTGATCTAGCAATAGCAGCAGAAATAAAGATCGATGTTGATGGCACTCCAGGCAATAATGATATGCCAGGGCGAATTGTATTTAAGGTTACACCAGATGGTTCTGAAATACCTGCTGAAGCCATGCGTATTCATTCATCTAGCGGTGTATCAATAGGTAATACCACAGACCCAGGTGCTACTAACTTAAGCGTAACGGGTACTATTGCGGGCGCGTCTACAATAACCGCTACAACAAAAGTTATAGGAACTACAGGCGTATACTCAACTAAAACAACTTATTCTGCTGCTTCAGGAGCTACAGTTACTGTTTTAGACATGGCAAGTAAAAAAATAAACGGAATTATTACCGTTTTTGACGCTGGCGGCACTCGCATAGGATCATCAGGACAATTTGCAAACTATTGGGATAATGGCGCAAATAACGCCCCCGTATTGTGGTCTGTTCAAAACTCTGGTTTTTCAGGTTCAGCTTTAACATTAACAGGTAATACTGTACAATTTACGCATACTTTTGGGTCTACTAGAACCTTAACTATAGCAATTTTATACTATACTTAAAGAGGCATTATTATGGCTACATTAATCCCAAAATATTCTCCGATTACAACTTACAATAGAACTATAGCGCAAAAATTAGCGGATATTGTATCGGTTAAAGATTATGGAGCTTTAGGCGATGGCTCGACTGATGATACTACGGCTGTTAAAGCAGCAATAGCTAGCGGGGCATCTACCGTATATTTTCCAAAAGGCGTATACCCAGTAGCAGAGCCATTAGTTTTATCTACGCGAGGGCAACGCTTGCTTGGCAACGGAATGTGGGACTCACAAATTACACAAACAGCTGGGTTTTCAGGCGTAGCAACAGTTAATATCAATGGCGCAAGGTTAGTTTCAATAGAAGAAATATACGTTGCAGGCACTATTGCAAATGGAAGCGATGCAATTCGTATTACAAATGGACAATTAGCTACATTGTTTAATGTTGTAGTTAAAACAGGCGTTGCGGGCGTACGTTTAATATCAGGCAATAGTCAAAAGTGGAGTAATGTTTTTGCAGAATCTTGTACTAATGGATTTATAATTGTTCCTGATTCAGGCGATAACACAAACGGCTGTTTTATGGCAGGTATTCGTTCATACGGTCATACAGCTTATGGATTAGATGTTCAACAAGGGACTGGTGCTACAGGTCACATGCACAGCACTTGGGATGTTAGTACGGAAGGTGGATACGACGGCATACGAATTAGCGGAGGAAGATATTGCGACTACACATTATATTCTGAAGCAAATTCAAATTCTAATTATGATTTAGACAATGGACCAGCTAACTATTATTTTATTAAAAATCCTGATAATGATACCGATGTTACATTGTTTGATTCTAGTTCTAATGCTATAGGTGTTCTTAGTAGAGGAGCGGCATTGTATTTTGATGGAGGCTATGCACCTGATAGGGTAACTATACAAGATTTTGCTATAAGCGGATCATTATCAGGCGTAGGTGTAAAAACATATCAAGTTACTAACTCATCAGGATCAACAAGATCTATGACGTTAGCATTTTTAGCTTATGCCCCTGTAGGGTTTAGAGCGCAAATATATAAATTAGATAACACTGCAGGATTTACTTTAACTCCGCCAAGTGGAATTACATTATCTGGCGACACAGGTACATTTGGTGCTTTTGCTGCTAGCGTTAAAAAACTTGAGATTGTGAAAGTAAGTACCACCGTTGCTATATGTATGCAAACAGGGGCTTAGATAATGGAAAAACTATTCTCACTGTTCGCCAAGCTGTCTAGCCCACGTATTGCGGTGCCATTGGATAAGCAAGCGCACTTCTGGACTGGCTCGATATTAGGCTTTGTAAGTTATATTTTTATTGGCTGCTGGGCTTTGTTTGTTGTCGCATTGATAGCACTTGCCAAAGAAGTGTATGATTATAACCACCCAAACCATACTGCTGATGTCTGGGATTGGGTAGCAACGGTTTTAGGTTGTGTGTTAGGTTTAATTTTAGGAGAAGTATTATGGCAAGTAATAGTCAAATAGCATTTACGCCACTAGGCGATACACTGTTTGTTCCAGCAGCAGCCGTAGCATCAACAGGCTTACAAGCACCTGTTTACGCTAAGTTTGATGGTCAGAATGTTGGTCAATATCGTGTAATCAATAATGGCTTAAACACAGTATATCTAGGTACTGGCCCAACAGCCGCAATTGCTGAAGCTAACGCAGTAGCACCGGCAGCAGGAGTACCATCAGCAGCGATTGTATTAGTGCCAGGCACAGTTGAAGTATTACGCTTTGGTGCAGGTACATTTTTTAGTGGTTTAGCAGCAGCAGCGACAACAGTTTTTATCTTGCCAGGTCAAGGTATCTAATGTCATGGATCAGGGAGTATTAAACCTTGTCATAATGACAGTAGGCTCAGTCTTTGGTTGGGTGCTGCGTATGTTATGGACTGCATCACAAGAACTTAAAGCTGACTTAGCTAAACTGCGTGAGGAATTGCCTAAAGATTACGTATCTAAAGACGATTATCGTCAGGACATTAAAGAGTTAAAAGACATGATTGGCAAATTGTTTGACCTTATGGAAAAGCGTAGATGATGCTTTCAGAGCATTTTAATCTAAATGAATTTACCGCATCAGAGACAGCGACACGCAAAGGCATCGACAACACGCCACCAGCAGTCGTTACTGAAAGACTGCGTATGCTGGCTGCAACGCTGGAGCAGGTTCGTAGTTTACTGGGCAATAATTCTATCCGCATATCTAGCGGTTATCGTTGCCTTGCTCTTAATCGTGCTATTGGAAGCGGTGATCTATCTGCGCACGTACTGGGTTATGCCGTTGATTTCACGTGTCCTAAGTTTGGTACACCTAAAGAAGTAGCCAACAAGATAGCTGAGTCACCCATCAAGTTTGACCAGATTATCTATGAAGGCACTTGGGTTCATTTAAGCATTGATCCAAGAAACAGGCGTGATGTTTTAACCGCACACTTTGGCAAGGGCAAAACAAACTACACCAAAGGCATCACATGAAAAAGTGGTATAAGTCCAAGACCTTATGGTTTAACGTAGCAGTTGCCGTTGGCGCAGCAGTAGAGGCATCTCTAACGCTAGTTCAAGGTTACTTTGACCCAAGGGTATTCCTAGCATTAATCGGGCTTGCTGCTGGGGTTAATGTGGTCTTGCGGTTCTTAACTACCACTGGTGTGTCTAAGTGATACCGTTTAATTTAAAGTATGCGTTGATTGCTGGCGGTGTGCTGGTTTCTTTTATAGCAGGGTGGACTGTCAATGGTTGGCGGCATGATGCAGCACTAAAGAAGTCATTACAAGCAACTATCGAACTGCAACAAGCCTATGATGATTATGCTAGAGAAGCTGTGCTTAAGTTTCAAAATAAGCAGATTGAGCAGGTTGTTGTTTATCGAGCTTTGAAAGGTGAAGTTAAAAATGTTACGGATAACAGGATTTGTTTTGCTGACAATGATGCTTTGCAGTTGTGGAACGCAGCTCTTACAGGTTTGCCCACAGCCACCGCAGGAACTACTCAAACGACCACCAGCACCAATACCGTTACAGATACAGAAGTCCTCACCAACGTCATAGAGAATTTTGAGCAAGCAAAGCAGATACGTGACCAGTTAAATGCTTTGATTGATTGGTACGAGAGTTCTGCAAATAAATAAGCAGCTTAAAAGCATTAAGCAACTCATGATCCACAGGCTCTAGTATCTCTGGAAATACAATGCCGACCATACGGCAATCGTCTATGAGGTCTTGCGTTGGGCTTTTAATAATAATTCTCTTAGTTCTTTTAGTTGTGCTTCAGTCATAAGTTCTCTCGCTAGTTTTAATTCAGTTTTTAAATCAATAATAATATCATGGTCTGATTTCATGCCTTCTGTCAGAAAGCGGATGTGTTCTGTAAGTTGCCAGACTTCATTCATACGCTGCGACCTATGTAAGTGGCAGTGCTGTCTTTAAACTTAACTTCAACGCTGCATGGTGAACCTATGTTGGGTTTAACCAGCTTATAAATACCAAAACCCATAGCCAGGACAGCTATTAGTATTAATCCACTAATTACCACTGCTGCTCGATCACCACTTCTGTCGCAGTCACAGTCACGGCCCTGGTTGCACTGTTTGTCGCAAGTCATAATACACCTCACATCGTTGAGTCTTTTTTAACTATTGTCCAGCCATTATAGTCATAAGACCTAAAGTGTTGACCAGACCATAGTACATGAACTGCTAGTGAATCATTTGTCCAGCAGCCCATTATCGTTTCAGAATTATTGCTTAAAACATAGGCAATCATTGATTTTTTGTTGGCGCAAAATTCATCAGTTAAAACTATCTTATTCCCATTTTCGTTTAAACACCACATAATAGCTTCAGCATTAGCGGTGGTGCAAAACAGTAGGGTTAATGCTATTAGATTACGTTTCATCATCTTTTAACTCCTCTAATTCTTTATCAGAAAAAGCATCAACCCAATTAACTTTTGGCTTGTCTTTAGGCTTACGAAAGATAGCATCAAACTTATCAGCATAGCTGTCGCTGTATTTGCTTTTAATAAAGTCACCAGTAATTGGGTTTTTAGTAGCCATGATTAGAACGGAAAATCCGATTCCAAATCATCCATTGGATCAGCTTTTTTAACTGGCTGACCTTGTGGGACAAACGGCTCACTGAACGCTAGGCTCATAAACTTTTTACCGTTTGACTCTTTAAGCCATGCTGACATACGCATCTTAACTCCATTGACTAAGCAGTCACCTTGATAGTCTGGGTGCTTGGCTTCAGTCTTTTTTTCATTCCTAAATAGTGCGCCACTGTTATCACGTTGCTCATATTGTGCCATTTTATAACTCCTAGTAATTGTTAAATTCTGCTGCTTCAATCTTACGATAGTCAGGCACGATCCCTTGTGCCACCAAATACCCATCAAGCCAATCTGCTACGTTTATCTTTAATGCTGTGTTTTGGTCTAGCCCAGCTTCAAAGGCTGCTCGTACTAAATCAGCTCTGACTTCTTTTACTGTGTTCTGTGTTTCACGCAGCTCACATAGTAACGTGCCTATTTTATTATTTAATTCTGTCATTTTGTTTCCTCTGTACTGGCTTTGCCAGCAAATACTTATCACCCATCAATGCAATCACAGCTTGAACTCGTTTCTCACGATTAGGGTCTGGCTCAACCTTTAACCCATAAACGCTTTTAAACATCAAGGCATGACCATACTCATCAATAAAATCGCTGATGAAGTTCATCATACTAACTGCTCTAGTTTATAAAGTTTGTATTTGCCAGACTCATGCCAGATGTCATTAATCTTATAACCCTGGTGGCGCAGTTCACCAACCCTAGTGGCCAGCTTCATCGTGCCAGCTTCATGTAGTGCATCGATTGGGGACTTCCATCCCCTGCTTAGACATTCAAGTATTTTTGCTTTTTGTGACATGATTAGCTCCTTTTTAATTGGTCAACTGTTTCAGTTACTTCTGCTAAAAAATTAATAATTTCTGTTTCCATGTTGGCTATGAACTCTGCATCACGTTCTACACGTATAACGATAAGCTGTAGGTTGTCTGGGAATGTTGGGTTGTAGCTTACAAAGTCGCACCACCTAGCACCGGTACAAGCCATTTGCATTTGCATCTGGGGGATATACTTTGTAGGGGCTTTCTTAGTAAGCAAAGTCTGACCATGTGCTGTTTGCCCAGGACATTTAATCTCGATCAAGCCGTAGTTGCCAACAAGACCATCTGGGCTTGCACCTGCCATTTCAATGCTTGGATGTTGGATAAAGCCTACTTCCGTTACAAATACATCGTTTAAATGCTCATAGGCGGCACGTGCTAGGGGCTCACGCTCTGTTCCTGTGTCCATTGATGTATTGGTATAGGTTTCCTCTTTTAAACCCGTTAGACGCTCACAAACGAGTTGCCAGCGATAATTAGCACGACTAGCAGACTCCCCTGTTTTGACTGTAGCTAATACATCGGCTACTTTGCTGGCGGTTACTTTGCCTATGCGATCAGCAAACCATTCGGCTGTGCGTTGCTCATTCATTTTGATTCACCTTCAAATAATGATTTCATTTCATCTTTGGCAGCCATGATTTGCTTGGTGGCTGCAGCATCGTTTTGCACTTTAGGATAAACGTCTTTAAAGGCTTTTAATAAATCATCAAGTGACTTGGTGTCGGTGATTTGTTTAATCAATGCTTGTATATTAATTGTTGGTTGTTTTTGCTCTGGCTGCTTTTGTTGGTGTATTGCATTAACCACTTCATTTGCCGAGGCAAACTCTGTGCCACCAATACCGAACGCTGCCAAGGCTCTGCCTATTGCTGATGTTTCGCAGTTTTCAACGTAGCTGGTGCGGTTGATTTGACTATTGGCTCTAAACTCTTGTGCGTGACCGTTAGCGATCAGGCGGCTGTCCTCGTTTAGTATGCCAGCTTCAACAATGCATTCATCTGCGTCAATCTTAATTATCTTAGTTTGGATGGTGTACTCTGGGTAAAACTCTCTGAATCGTGCAACACGACTAGCAACCGTTTCATAAGCTTTACCATGTATCTCAACAAATCCTGTTTTTGACATTTTCATTCTCCTAAAGATTAATTTCGGTGTCAGCAGGTAAACCGTTAAGGTCTAGGAAGTCTGCTAGTGCGTCACCAGATTCAAGTATTTCAATTAAGCTAGTGCCATTGCATATTAAGTAGTTGCTGTATAAATACTCGCTAAACTGTTTTTGCAGATCGGCTTTGTGTTCTTGGTATTCATTAATGGATAACTCATCCATCACTTCTGCTTGGAATTGTGCTTGGCACATATTAAGCTCCTATCAGTAAGTAAAGAAAAGCAAGCATGGCCATGCTAAGGACAAAGCAAACACCCTCTATTGCTGGTGTCCAATCTTTTTTAGGTTTGTGGTTTTTATAGTCAATCATGATTTACTCCATCGCTAGTTCTAAAAGCCAAGCTGCGTGTTTGTTGGTATCGTAGTTTGCATCAACAAAGTATGCTATTTCGCTTATGCGTTTATTGTAAAGGTCACGAATGCGGCCTAACTTATCGTCATTAGCATCGTAAAGAATCACCAGCACCTGGTCGGTGATGATGTCTAGTTCCTCAACGTAGTCTGATAAGTTTGGTGAGTTGATTAAGAACTGCTCAACTAGATCGGGAATGTTGCTGGGTATGGTTTCAGAAAAATCATCATCAAATTCTGCTCTAATGTATTTCATAATAGTGTCCTTTGTAGGGGCTTGCGCCCCGTTAATTATTCGTTGTCATTCATTACATAGTTGAATAAAACAAACTTGGCACGATTAAGCGTTTGTCTTGCTGACTC